CCCGTGGGGGAGTGGTGGTCGATATGGTTAATGTTAGCCGGGCGGGGAGCAGGCAAGACCCGCACCGCAGCTGAGCAGGTCGGCTGGTGGGCTTGGAGCTACCCGAAGACCCGCTGGCTAGTCGCCGGGCCGACCTCGGCCGATGTGCGTGGCACCTGCTTTGAGGGCGACAGCGGACTGCTCACCGTGATACCGCAGGTGCTCATCAGCGAGTACAACAAAGCGCTGCACGAGCTGAAGCTGACCAATGGCTCATTGATCAAGGGTATACCCGCCTCTGAGCCCGAGCGGTTCCGGGGGCCGCAATTTCACGGCGGATGGTGCGACGAGCTGGCGGCGTGGGAGTACCTGCAGGAGGCGTGGGACCAGATCCAGTTCGGTGTGCGCCTGAAGCTGCCCGACATGAAGTCCCGCCTGCTCATCACCACGACCCCCAAACCCCGCGACCTGATTGTTGACCTCATCAGCCGGGAAGGCACCGACGTTACCCTGACCACGGCGAGCACGTACGCGAACGTGGACAACTTGAGTGACAACTTCAAAGCGCAGATCCTAGCGTACGAGGGTACCAACCTCGGCCGGCAGGAGATCCACGCCGAAGTGATTGACCCGGAAGAAGGGGGCATAGTCAAGCGAGATTGGTTCAAGCTGTGGCCAGCGGAGAGAGAGCTCCCGAAGTTGGAGTTCATCGTTCAGTCGTACGACTGCGCGTATACGGAGAAGACGCACAACGACCCCACGGCTTCGATCACCTTCGGAGTGTTTAAGCCGCAAGACGGCCCCATGAGCGTGCTGATCATTGACGCGTGGCAGGATCACTTGCAGTACCCTGACCTGAAACCCAAAGTCATCGACGAGTACGATATAGTCTTCGGCGAGGGGCGCAACCTGAAGAAGGTCGACCTTGTGCTCGTTGAGGACAAAGCAGCGGGTATCGTGCTGATTCAAGACCTTCAGCGGGCGCATGTGCCGGTGCGGGCCTACAACCCCGGCAAGGCCGATAAGATCCAACGCCTGAGCATAGTCGCCAACATCGTGCGCGCTGGCCGGGTCTACATCCCGGAGTCGAGTGTGCGCGCCGGCTACGTAAGGGACTGGGCCGAGGGTATGATCACGCAGATATGCAGCTTCCCGAACGCGACGCACGACGACTTTGTGGACGCGTTCTCGCAGGCGCTGCGCTACATGCGCGACGCGGGTTGGCTCAACATTGACCCCGCGCCGCGTGATGACTACGACCCCGAGGATTACATCGACGCGCTCAACGACTCGCCGGACTACGCCGGCCCAAGGACCAACCCCTATGCCGCCTAGCCTACTACCCCCGACCCCTGAAGAACTCGAAGAGCTCCGCCAGCGCCGCCGGGCGTCCCAGTTGAAGGGCTATGGCGAGGGTGTTGAAGACCCCACCGCTCAGGCGCTGCTCAACGTGCGGCGCAACCTGGGCGAGGCGGGCCGCGCCGTAGTGGGCGCGAAGCCTTACGACGAAACCAACCCCACAGGGTCGTACCGCGCCGTTCAGGCGCTGATGAACGCCCCCACGCCGGCGGCCATCATCCCCGAGGCGGCTCAGGCTGCCGGCAAGGCCGCCACCGCGTTGAGCGGGCTGGGGGCGCTGGGGGTCGTCAAGCCCAAGGGCGGCAACTGGCTCGCCGGCTCGATTGAGCGTGGATTGAAGCCGATGAAGCAGAAGTTCGCCGGGGACACAATCGACCCCTCAAACTTGATACCTGTACCCAACCGCCCGCCTGAGTACCCCGGCATGATGTACAGGTCGGAGGACGGCGGAGGTATCATCGTGAATCCGGAGCAAGTTTCCCGGTTGCGTGCTCTGGGCGAAATCAACAACTGGATCGACACCAAGCTCACTAAGTACATCAAGAACGAAATGGCCACGCCGGAAGACCCGGTGCGGGCGTTGGCTGAGCGCGGGGTGTTACATCGCGCACCCTACGAATTGGCCGACCCCAACAGCGCGATCATGAATAAGCGTCTAAGCTCTGGTATGCCCGTCAAACCAATGGGGCAGAGCCAAGAGGCGCAATTCTGGGAAAACGTAACCGACCGGGCCATTGACCCGGCTCGGGCAGCCGACTTCAAATACGGCTCGCTGGATGAGTCGATTCTGCAAAACAACCCTTGGCTTGAGAAAGTGCCGGATGAGGCGATGGTGTATTCCGCCAAAGGTCTATCAAACGACCTCGGCTTTAATCACCTCATCGATGAGCTACGCAATGCCACTAACCCTGACTCAGGCCTTCCCAGGTCGTTGCAGTTGAGCCCCGAGAAGTTGCAGAAGGTCACGGTGCCGCAGGCCGTCGAGCTGGTCGACAAGATCAACAAGTGGCGAGCCGAGCAGAAAGTAGCCGCTGACCTCAAACGGTCAAAGAACGCCGCCACGGTTGAGTACAAGACGTATCCCCAGCCCAATTACTTCAGCGCCCGTGAGCCGGGTAGTGAGCGGTTTCCGGGCGGGTTCTTTACGCCCGATCGGGCAGCGGCTCAGAAGTTCGGCGAGTCGTTCGGCAAACCCGTTCAGGGTTACGTGATCGAGCCGCGCCGCACCGCCACCGAGGCCGACGTCGAGAACGTGGCTCGCCGGCTCGGTATCTACGACGAGGGGGTTCCGGCCGATCAGTATCTGACGCAAGGCCCAGAGCAGATCTACGACCAAGCACCGCAGGTCGTCGCCGAGCTGCGCAACCTCGGGTTCGACAGCGCTCGCCTGAATGACGGCATGTCGGCTCAACCGTCGCTTGTGGCGCTCGACCCGAGCATCGTCAGGCCTGCGCTCGACAACCCTAAAGGACTACGTTGGGTTGAGCTCGCGCTGCCGTCTGCTCAAGAAGACGTCAGTAGCATGATCATCCAAAACGCTGGCAAGTACTCAATCCTTGAGCCGGGTCAGCGGCTGTCTTGGAAAGACCCTGCGTCGGGGCGCGTTCTTTTCGACACTCCCGAAAAAGCCAGCGCCGCCTACAACCGCAGCCGAGGTGTGTCGGCTCTTGAGGAATCCCTCAAGTACGAAGGCGAAACCATGGGCCACTGCGTCGGGGGTTACTGCCCGGAAGTTGCTGAGGGCCGCTCACGCATTTACTCGCTGCGCGACGCCAAGGGTGAGCCGCATGTGACGATTGAAGTTGAACCCGGTCGCCTCAGCGGTAAAACGAGCCTTGAAGATTGGGCTCAAACCTATGAGAAAACTCATGGCGCTGGCACATCAGCCGAATTTTTAGCGAACCACCCTGAAATAGCAGAAGCGTTTGTTCCGACCATTAAACAAATCAAAGGTAAAGCCAACCGCGCCCCCAAAGACGAGTACCTGCCCTTTGTGCAGGACTTTGTGCGCTCGGGGCGGTGGTCGGATGTTGGGGATCTGAAAAACACTGGTTTAGCTAAGCTAGGAAACAAGTATTTAACTCCTGAAGAAGTCAAACCATTGGTTGAGCAATCAATGCGATACCTTGAGCAGTCTCCTGCGCTTGAATACTATAGAAATGTTCACCGCGAATACGATGCTCACAGACGCGATCCCTTTTCAACCCGAAACCGTGTGCTTGAGGCTCAAGCAGGTTTGCAGGTACATCCTGATATACCGTACACCTATCGCGAAATGATGAGCATCTTTCAAGATCCAGAAGCTTACGGCCCTGGCTCGCTTGGCGAAAACATTGAACGCGTCAATCGTTTGCGCCAGTTGTATGGTGAAGAAGGCTACGCCGCCGGTGGTGCGGTGCGCATGAAAGACGGCGGCAAACCCCCTAAGCGTCGGGCGTCAGACCTGCCCGGTTACGGCGAGGGTTCGGCGGCTGATATGCTTCCCGCCCCGTTGCTTGAAGCCGCTCGGGCTATAGTGGGGGCAGGACCTTCCGAGCCCACCAACCCTAGCGAAGTCTATCGTATTGCTCAGACTCTTGCAAACATGAGCGGTGTAGCACCCGTTTTAGGGGGTGTTGTTAAGGGGTCCGGCAAGCTCAAGTCGCTCGGCGAAATGATCGACCGCGAAGTGCGTAAAGTTCGGCGCATGGAAGAGCTCGGAAAAGGCAGCTTCGACATCCGGCAGCTCCCCTCACCCACGAGCGCCGAGGTCACTGGCTGGCACGTCACGCAAGACCTACCCGGCGTGTTGCAGACCGGTGCATTAACCAACCGCAACGTAGGGGCAAACAACCTTCAGGGTTGGGCACCGGCGCATGTTGGCGGGGCGTATTTTTACTCTCACCCTTCGCTGGCTAAGGCGCAGCTTGAGCGCGTAGCCGAAGACATGCCTGAAATGGTGGAGCATATGCCGATCCTGCGGGCGCAGCTACGTAAAGGCAACCGCCTTGTGCCCGATGAAGATGTGGGGCTCAGGCTACCGTGGCAGAAATCCTTCGAGGAAGGCAGTTTCGCTACGACGCGCCCCGTGATGATGAATCAAATTGACCGCATCTACGCTGAAGACCCCGACCTCATCAAAGACATTATCCGCGATACTGCGGTGCGGCAACGTCGTTACAAGAAAGGTGGCGCGGTCACGGACCCTAACGAGCCCGAAGTAAAGCGCCTGCCGGAGCCGGGGTTGCTCACCGCAACGATGTACGCTGAGACAGCGGCCCGCGAGATGTACCCGAAGGACCCGGTCAAGCGCGACGCGGCAAGGCACATGATTGCTTCCAGTATCCTAGGGCAAAAGCTCAGCCCCGGCACCTCAAGGCTGCTGGGTGAGCTGTACGAATTCAAGACCAGTCCGCTGCTGCACCTGAAGTCGGCCGTGGGTCTAGGCGCTCCGCCGCCGGGTTACGAGATGGACAAGTTCAACAACGCCCTGGGGTCTGAGATGCAGTTCCGCAATCAGGCCGAACTGCAACGCGGCGTGCGTCAGGCGGTGGACACCGGCCGGGCTCGGCTGACGCCGGATGAGCCCGCGCCCTACCGTCGGGGCGGTGCGGTTAAAATTGAAACTAATCCCACGCTCATGGCCGATGAGCTGTTGTTCAAGGGCTACAGGCGCTGAGAGGAACCCGAGCTATGGCTATCGAATTTCCACAACCCCAACTTGAAGACGAACTGCCCGCTGGGCCGATGACCGTCGAGTACGAAGAGGAAGAACTCGAGCTAGGTGACGCCGAGCTTGAGGAGCTGCCCGACGGGTCGGTGCTCGTCAACCTTGAGCCGGACAGCGGCCCGGATGAGAACCCGGACTTCTACGCCAACCTGGCGGAGGTGTTTGACCCGCTCGACCTTGATACGCTCGCCGGGCGGTACTTGGAACTCATCAAGAAAGACAAAACGGCGCGGGAAGATCGCGACAAGCAGTACGAAGAAGGCCTCAAGCGCACCGGGATGGGCAAGGACGCACCGGGCGGCGCGACGTTCATGGGCGCGAGCAAGGTCGTGCACCCCGCGATGGCGGAAGCCTGCGTGGACTTTGCCTCCCGAGCCATAAAAGAGCTATTCCCGCCCGACGGACCCGTCAAAACTAAGATCCTCGGTAAGAACGATGAGGAGAAAACCCAGCGTGCCGAGCGTAAACGCGACTGGATGAACTGGCAATTGACGGAGCAGATTGAAGAGTTCCGCGACGAGCAGGAGCAACTCCTCACGCAGCTACCTCTGGGCGGGTCGCAGTACCTCAAGCTCTGGTACGATGAGCGGCAAAAGCGCCCTTGCGCCGAGTTCTTGCCCATCGACAAGGTGTTGATACCCTTTTCGGCCACGAACTTTTACACCGCGCAGCGGGCCACCGAGATTCACGACATCAGCGAGTGGGAATTTAAGCGTCGAATCAGCTCCGGTATGTACCGCGACATCAGCCTAGTGCGTGCTAGCATGGAGCCCGAGGAAACCAAGGCCGAAAAAGCCAACAACAAGATCGAAGGCCGCAAGTGGGATGAGAACACCGACGGCGAACGCCGTGTTTTTCACATCTACACGTGGCTCGAGCTTGAAGATGACCGCGAAAGCGGGGGCGAAATGGCTCCGTATATCTTGATGGTCGACGAACTTGAGGCCGAAGTGGTGGGGTTGTACCGCAACTGGGAAGACGGCGACGACTCGATGACCAAACTGGACTGGGTCATTGAGTATAAGTTCATCCCGTGGCGTGGGGCGTACGCAATCGGGCTGCCGCACCTCATCGGGGGGCTCTCGGCGGCGTTGACGGGGGCGCTACGTGCCCTGCTCGACTCGGCGCACATCAACAACGCCCCGGCGATGCTCAAACTGAAGGGCGCAAAGGTGAGCGGGCAGAGCCAACAGGTCGACATTACGCAAGTTGTGGAGATCGAAGGCGCACCGGGTGTGGATGACATCAAGAAAATCGCGATGCCCATGCCTTTTAACCCCCCGAGCGCGGTGCTTTTTGAGCTTTTGGGGTGGCTTGACAAGGCCACCAAGGGCGTAGTCACCACGGCGGAGGAAAAAATCGCCGACGTGAGCGCGCAAACCCCCGTCGGCACTACGCAGGCACTCATCGAGCAGGGCGCGGCGGTTTTCAGCGCCATTCACGCCCGGCTGCACGATGCGCAAGGGCGACTTTTGAAAGTTCTGGGCCGTCTGAACCGCTGGCATCTGAAAGACATGCGTAAAGGCGAGGTGGTAGCGGACCTCGAGATTGAGGAAGACGACTTCAAGCGTAATACGGACGTGGTGCCGGTGTCAGACCCGCATATCTTCAGCGAAACCCAACGCATGGCGCAGATTCAAGCGGTGCTGGCCCGTGCGGACAAAGCGCCGGACCTCTACGACCGCCGAGCGGTGGAAGAACGACTGCTCAAGCAGCTGAAAATACCCGGCTACAACGAACTGCTCAAGAATACGCCTTCGCCGGATGAACTCAGCGCGGTTGATGAGAATGTCGCCATGGCGCTGGGGCAGAACGGCTACGCTTATATGCATCAAGACCACTTGGCGCATATTCAGACGCACTTGGACTTCGCTCTGAACCCGGCGTTCGGCGGCAATCCCATCATGGCGTCGATTTACCTGCCTCGGGCGCTGGAGCACGTCAAGCAGCACATGATCCTGTGGTACTTGAACCGATCGCAAGGGTACGTGGCCAAGCTCCGCGACGGCCGCCCCGTGACCGAGGCCGAGTACGAGGACAAAGCCCTCACGGCGCAGATTGACAAGGTGTATGCGCTCGTGTCGCAGCATGTCAAGTCCGACGCCGAGCAGGCGTTCGGTAAGATTCTCCCCCTCGTCGGGCAGCTGCTGCAGGCGATGCAACAAATGACCCCGCAACCCCAGTTGCCGCCCGAGGCGTTGGTGCTCAAAGAGACCGCGATGGCCGAAACCCAACGTCGCGCCCAGCGTGATCAGGCCGAGATGCAGCTCAAAGGAGCCGACATGCAACAGCGGGGGCAAATTGACATAGCCCGGCTTCAAGCCGAGCAGCAACGCGCCGCCGAGCGTGATCAGATTGACGTGGCGCTGAACGCCTCGGATAACCTCACCCGCGAGCGTATAGAAACCGCACGCCTGACTCAAGAAGATGACAGGCTGCGCACCGAGCAGTTGGAAACTGCAATCCGGCTTCAAAACGAAGCCCAACGTAACCTAGGAGCTAATCGTGGCCCAACCATCCAATAACCTCAAAGACAACGAAGCCGTCCCCTATCACAAGCGCATCGCTATGGGCGCGGCGCTCAACGGCACTAGTCTCAAGTCCAAAGGTAGCACCACCCCTCAACCCTCATCAAAAGGAGCCCCCGCCCCGTTAGCACGTAAAAACAAGTGACCCTAACCCTAAGCCAGCTGATCGGCGCGTATAAGGCACGTCAGGCTGAGATAGGCCAGTCCTTAGCGGCGGGTAACGCTGCGTCATGGGAGGCGTACCAGCGCATGGTCGGCGAACACATGGGGCTGCAAAAAGCCCTTGATATTATTGAGAACTTTATAGAGGAAGAAGATGAACATGATGACTGAACCAGTAGCGTCGCAAGACGCTGAGATGGCTTGGGCTTTCCCGAGCGTGGATCCTGGTGCGCAGCCGTTAGGTGGGCGATTGTTGGTGCAGTTGCGCCGTAGCCGCAAAAAGACCACCAAAGCAGGAATCGTACTTGTTGAGGAAACCAAAGAGACCGAAAAGTGGAACACCCAGGTCGCCAAAGTCATCGCCGTGGGGCCGCTCGCCTTTCGGCATCGCGACTCGATGAACCCCTGGCCCGAGGGGTCGTGGTGCGCGGTGGGTGACTTTATTCGTGTGCCCAAGTGGGGCGGCGACCGTTGGGAAGTCAAAGTACCCGGTGAGGACCACCTTGAAGACCCCGCGTTGTTCATGATCGTGAATGACCACGAGGTCATTGCCCGAATCACCACTAACCCCCTCGAGACTAAGGCATTCCTATGAGTACGAGCACAGAAGCAAAAGAACCCGATATTGAGATCACCGAGCAGCCCGACGGTTCAGTCGCGGTGGCGCTGCCGGAAGACCTCGCCCCGCCCTCGGCTCAAGACGACGATGACGATCAACCGCAAAGCAAGGCTGAAGGCGGCCCCGCCGACGATCCCGCTGACGCCGACGCTGACGACGACACCGAGGCGCTACGCAACGCTAAACGCGAGCGCCGCCGCGCTAAGCGCGAACTAGCCCGCAAAACCAGCGCCGAGAAAGACCAGCGGTTGCAGCTACTCCAGCGGCAGAATCAAGAGTTGATGGAGCGGTTGAGCGTTGTTGAGCGCAAAACCCATGCCGGCGAACTCGCCAAGTTAGACCGGGCGGTGGAAGATCAAGAACTGCGGCTCGAGTACGCTAAGCGCAAGATTGCCGAAGCGACCCGTGCTCAAGACGGCGACGCCCTGGCGCAGGCGCAAGAAATGTGGTACGAGTCCAGGCAGCAGCTCGAATCTTTGAAGAATCTGAAAAAGGCGAGCTCCACCCCCAAGCAGCAGCCCAACACCCTGCCCGACCCGAGAGTGCAGAAGATGGCGGCCGAGTGGATCAAGCGCAGCGAATGGTACGACCCGCAGCATCGCGACACCGACTCCCGCATCGTCAAACAGATCGACGAAGAGCTCACCGCCGAGGGCTGGAACCCCGCGAGCCAGGATTACTGGGATGAACTCGATGACCGCGCAAAAAAGTACTTGCCTCATCGGTATGAATTGAGCTATAATGCGCCGAACCAGCGTTCAAGGCCTCGGAATATGCAAACTAGCACCGGTCGCGAATCATCGAATAGTGGCGGCTCCCCCAAGGGGCAGTTCATGCTTGAGCCCGATCAAGTACGCGCCATGAAGGATGCCGGCTTTTGGGACGACCCCGTCAAGCGCAATAGCATGATCAAGCGCTACGCGGCGGAAGCTCGCAAACGTGCTGCCGCTAACCCACGCTAATTCAAAGGACGCTAACAAATGGATTCAAGACTCAAAAAATCTCTCTCCGCCGGAGGCCGAGAAAGCCGCGCAAGCGAAGACCTCGACCGCCTTCCGCCGGAGACTATGTTCGCCGCCTCACAGGACATTGACAAAATGTGGAGTGACGAGTGGACGCAAACCGCCCTGCCGAACGTGCCTGCCCTGCCGGGTTGGCACATGTGCTGGCTTTCCACCACTAACAGCTACGACACGATTGACAAGCGAATCCGACTGGGGTACGTTCCGGTGACAGCCGATGAGTTACCTGGGTTTGAGAATTATCGCGTAAAAGCGGGCGAGCATGTGGGTCACATTTCGTGCAACGAAATGTTGCTGTTTAAGATTCCGACTGAACTCTACCAGCGGGTCATGACGCATTTCCATTATCAAAAACCAATGGAAGCAACCCAAGCGATCATGGAACGTATGGAGGAACTTCAACAGGGCGCTGACAGCTCAGGACACAAACTCCTGAAAACGGAAGGCGAAGGCTTCGGACGAGTGGCAAATTCATCCGTCAACCGACCCCCGGTCTTCGAGGGTTAATTTGGAGTTTACAACATCATGTCTGCAACCTTAGCACCCTTTGGTTTGCGGCCTGCGTATCACCCCTCGGGGCTCGATCGTGCGCAGGGGCTGGCCAATGTGATTCAGTCGGGGTATGCTCAGAACATCTTGAAGGGTCAGGCCGTCAAGCTCGACCCAACAACTGGGTATATCGTTCGTGCCGCGAGTGGCGATCCAATCTACGGCGTCTTTGATGGCGTCGAGTGGACAGACACGACGGGGCGTCGCCGCGTTTCGAACTGCTGGCCTTCGGGCACGGGGTATCAGAGCGGCTCACTCATTGCGTACGTTTGGACCGACCCGAAAGTGGTTTACGAAATTCAAGCCGAAGGCTCGATTGCGCAAACCGCCCTGGGCCAGGAGTTCGACATCACCAACCCGTACAACCCCACCACAGGGGATCCGACGCTCGTTGGTCTGTCTCAAGCCACTATGGGTACAACCGCTGCTGGCGCTAACGCTACCAAGACGCTGCGCGTCATCGACTTGGCACCGTATCCGGGCAACGCATGGGGTGATTCGTACACGATCGTTCGTGTGCAGATCGCTGAGTTCCAGTACGCTGGTATTTACGAAGGTGCGGCGGTGGCTTACCCCGTTACCGTAGCTTAAAGGAGGGCTAACAAATGGCAGCCCCAATGCGCAGTACGGACTTTCGGAGCATCGTTGA